CTACGAGCATACTAGGAGTAGAAATGAGCAGAATAAAAGGCATTAGTGGAGTGGAGTTAGATGGTTCTGTATTATTAACAGAGATTGATTTTACGTCTTTGGCATCGGCTGATTGGACCGGCGAGACTTCGGTTTCCTTGGACGGAAAAACTTGGGATATCCAAAACGGCGGAAATGCAAATACCCTCGGCCCAGATGGCAGCACTCTTGTATTGCACCCCAAAGGAACAGGGGTATGCGACTGGTATGGAAACAAACAGGACACGCCTGCGCTAGCGATAGACCTTAGCGATCTAGATAGCAGTCTTACTGATTCATCCAGATATGCAGTGCAAATAATTACCCCCGGTTTTCAAAGGGGCGGCGCAAACTACGCGCGCATGCTCTTTGGATTCTATAATAGCGCCGCCGCGACCATGGGCTATAGCCCGCTTTTTGGAACTTATCATAATGGAACCGATGCGATTTACTTCTTCTTGGGAGCCGCAGAAGAGACCGGTGACTCCAGCGTCGGCTTTACCGGAAGCGAGCAAACATATTGGGTTTACTTAGAAAGCAATGGTCTCTGGACCTGCTATACAAGCGACTCACAGGATACCACTGTAGACGGCGGAACAAAGCGGGGTACGGTCTGGGCTTCTATTTCTGGTCCCAATATGAGAGGCCGCGGCGCAGACCTCTCCACAGGGTTGCTTACAAAACCATCGAACGCGCGCGTTGTTCTAACTGCGGCCGGCTACCACAACGTCTCCACCGGACCTTCAAACAATATCGATTCGTTACGAGTGTGGAGATTGTCTGATAACTAAACGACTCGGCGCGTCTCAATGATCCATAAAATAACTTCTCCCTGCATTGAAATTAGAACTATTAGTCATTTCCCCATCTTACAGACTATTTATTTTTGATAAGATATCAGATTTGGAGTAATTCTATGTCTTCACTGTTAGAAGAGGCGATTGTAGACGCTAAAGCCCTTAAGGAAGCCGCACTTAAAAATGCGGAAACTGCTGTATTGGAGAAGTATTCGCGACAAGTGAAGAGCGCTCTTTCTACCCTATTAGAGCAGGAAGAGATGGACCTGGGTCCAGATCTGGGTGGCGCAGGCGCCGAGGGCGAAGGGGAGCCCGGGGATGCTTCCTTTACCGATGAGGTACCCTACAGCTTTCAAAACGAGAAAATAGATAGTGCGCCGCAGGATGAACTAATCGAAATCGATTTTGATGCCCTCAAAACCCGGATCGCCGAAGAAGAAGCCGAAGGGCTCGAAGCTTCGGCCGACGATCTCACAGACACCACGGAGTTGGCTGGTCAACTTGATGAAGATGGCTATATCACTGACACGGACTTAGAGGATGACTCGCGTGAAGACGCAGCCGTCCTCGCACGGTCCCCCATTGTCACCGAAGACGACGACGACGATGAAGACGTGGCCCTTACAGAAGAAATGCTATCTGACCTTATTGAAGAGTTAGTAGTAGACATGACACCGCGCCCGCAAGGCTGGGCATCGGTAAATTCTGCTGATAATAGCATTGAGCAGGCCAACAACATGGCCATGGGCGCCGCACAGGCAGCCCACCTCGAAGAAGAAGAGATTGAAGCATCGGTCGGCACCGCACCGGATGTTGTTTCTGATGCCGAACTCTACGAAACACAAATACTCCAATTTACAGAATCACGTAAAGAGCTACAAGCTCTTTTATTTGAAGCCAAAGATCAACTTACTAAGTTGAATTTGGAAAACGCCAAGCTTGTTTATCAAAACAAGGCATTAAGCAGCGCCTCCCTGAATGAGCGACAAAAAAATCAAGTTGTCGAAGCTGTTCAATCTGCCAATTCTGTTGAAGAAGCGGGTATGATTTTTGAAACAATTCAAAACGCAGTGGGGGCATCGATTGATCGTCGAACACGCCCACAAACACTTCGTGAAGCCGTTCAAAGACCTACATCGCTTTTGCTCAATTCTAAGAGAGACAACACGGCTACAAACGATCCACGTATGGATCGTATGCTGCGTTTAGCAGGTTTAAAAAATGAACAATAAAACATACAGGAGGTTATAAAATGTCTATTGTACAAAAACTAACCGAAGGTATCGTTAATCGCGACCTCGCGAAGGAAGGTAGTGCCCTCATTAATAAGTGGGAAAGTACCGGTCTTCTTGAGGGACTGGCTGACGACACCATTCGGAACGGTATGGCCCGGTTGCTTGAAAATCAAGCAAAAGAGCTTCTCCGTGAGGGATCGTCCATGTCGAGCGGGGATGTTGAAGGCTTTGCGGCCGTCGCATTTCCCCTGGTTCGCCGTGTATTCGGCTCCCTGATCGCTAACGATCTCGTTAGCGTTCAACCGATGAGTTTGCCCTCGGGCCTCATCTTCTTCCTCGACTTCACCTATGGTGGAGTTTTCGAAGATAGTGGCCAGAACCAGGAGCCACGTTTAGGATTTACGTTTGGTAAGTCCGTCTACGGCGGTGACGTTGTAGGTGCGCAGATCACCGGCGGTGTTGACCTTATTGGTCTTGAAGGCACCGATGCTGGTGGTGCGTACAACTTGCGCAACGGTTACTCTTCTCCTACGGGAAGTACAACTGGCGCGTGGAATGTGGTGTTCTCGGGCACGCTCGGATCGGGGGGCGCATGGTCTGCACTTCCTGTCCAAAGTGCTGTCGTTCAGATCATGCCACAGGCACAGGTTGACAAAGTTCTTCGCTTTGATCCCGATTTGGTATCTGGTTCGGACTTTGTTATCGCCCAAAAGCTCATCCCAGCGGCGTCGCAGTTTAACCTGCGCGACCTCTCGGCTCTGGCGCTTACGGCTTCTAACACTGCCAACCTATTGCTTGTTTCCCGTCTGACGACGATGAGTTCGTCTAACAGTACGGGTGTTAAGGCTGATATTGCCGATGGTTCTGCAAATATCTTTGCGGTATTTATGGGTGCTACGTCTGTCGGTACCCCGGCAGCACTGAGTCAAAGTGTGCTTGATGCGCAGGCGACTTTCCCCATTACGGATAACTTCCAGGCGGTGGGAACAGCCATTGGTGCAATTGAAGGTGCAGCAACTTGGGCTCTGGAAGGCAATGACGCTATCCCCGAAATCGACATCAAGGTCGATTCGGTGGCCGTCACGGCTATCACCAAGAAGCTCAAGGCCAAGTGGACCCCGGAGTTAGGACAGGATCTTAACGCCTACCACAACCTTGATGCAGAGGTCGAACTTACTCAGATTCTGTCTGAGCAGATCGCCCTTGAAATTGATCGCGAGATCGTCGAAGATCTTGTTAAGGGAGCAACCGCCGGTAAACGTTACTGGTCGCGCCACCCGGGTCAATTCCTCAATCGCGAGACCGGACAGGTGTCCAGTGTTACACAGGACTTCACTGGTAACGTGAGTGAGTGGTATGAGACTCTCATTGAGACTATCAATGATGTGTCGGCACAGGTCCACCGGAAGACTCTCCGTGGTGCGGCAAACTTTGTGGTTACATCCCCAGAGATTGCTAATCTGCTTGAGTTCACGGCTGGGTTCCGTGCTAATGTGACTGCTGATAGCGACCGCGGCGACGCGGGTGCTGTTAAGGTGGGATCCCTTTCGAAGAAGTTCGACGTTATTGTCGATCCTTACTTCCCGCGTAATCTGCTCCTTGTGGGCCGACGTGGAAGTAGCTTCCTTGAGAGTGGTTATGTATATGCGCCTTATGTGCCGCTGCAGACCACACCTACTATCTTCGGCGTTGAAGATTTCGTGCCCCGTAAGGGAGTCATGACTCGGTATGCCAAGAAGATGGTTCGTCCTGATATGTATGGCTTAGTGATCGTCCGCGGTCTCGAAGACTAAACATAACTGACGTAAGGTCAAAATAGTTAAAGCCCCGTCTCTTTTGAGGCGGGGCTTTCTATTTAGTAGTAGAAAAATAGAGGAACATCCATGGCCGTCCCCACTCTAAGTCCAGCTTCTACTAGCAATACTACAGTATTGCCAGCGACAGGTAGTACGGGAAACGTGGCCTCATCCCTTCCGTTTGGGATATATTCCTCGGCTGCTTTTTTATCTGGTGCTGCTGATCAAGTAGCCTATACCTATAAAAAGTTGGGAGGCGATGTACTCGATATTGAGATTACAGAGGGAAATGTCTATTCGGCCTATGAAGAGGCGGTGCTAGAATATTCATATATTATTAATTTACACCAAAGTAAAAATTCTCTTTCAGATTTTCTAGGTGCCTCAACCGGCTCTTTCGACCAAGACGGCCAAATTATTACAGGTCACACACTTTCGGGGTCCGATGTTGAATTGAAATATCCCAAATTTGATTATGGCTATATCAGGCGCGTTTCTGAAGGTCTGTCCACCGAGGCCGGCTTCGGCGGAATTAGTCCGATTTATTCTGGTTCGGTGGATCGGATAGCAGGTGTTCAAGATTATGACATCCAGACATTGTTATCGGCCTCTTCGCTTACTGCTACAACGGCGGATTACTTCGGCCGCGTTCAAGATAAACGGGTTATTATTCGTAAAGTCTTTTTTAAGACTCCTCGCGCCATGTGGCGTTTCTATGGATATTATGGGGGCTTCTCTGTGGTGGGGAATCTACGCACATATGGTCAATATGCCGATGACTCTACTTTTGAAATCGTGCCTACCTGGCAAAACAAGCTTCAAGCCATGGCGTATGAAGATGCCCTCTGGACACGTATTTCACATTATTCGTATGAGATTTTAGATAACAAGATAAGACTATATCCTCGGCCGGATATTACAAGCCCTAATAAATTCTGGGTACAGTTCAGCATTGAAAATGATTATGAGCCATGGCAAGACACGGCGCGGGGGCGTACCGGCACCGACGGAATTAATAATATGAATTCGTTGCCTTTCAATAATCTTCCTTATAACAAAATTAATTCTATCGGCAAACAGTGGATTAGGCGCTTCGCCTTGGCTTTAACAAAAGAAATGCTGGGGCAAGTGAGAGGCAAGTTTTCAGTTGTGCCCATTCCGGGAGAGTCCGTCACCCTTAATCATTCGGAATTATTGGGTCAGGCGAAATCGGAACAGGATAGTTTGCGCCAAGAGCTTCAAAAGATCCTGGACGAACTCACGTACGAAAAGCTGGCAGTACAGGACGCCTCTCTGCAAGATGCTGCCGAAAAGATACTCCAAAACGTGCCAGCTGGCATATATGTAGGGTAGGAGATAGAGAATGGCTCGCAGTAAGCGCACACAAAAACAAATTCAGAATGTACGAGCTAGTCGCTATAACTATCTGGACAACAAGGAGGTGGCCGACCAGCTTCAAGAGATTGAATTTATGGCCTCCAGCCTTGAAACCATTGATGGGGCAATGTTACGTTTTATTAATGAAGAACTTAATTTGTCTATTACCACAAATGCAGGCTTCAAAAAAGTGCCGGTATTATGGGTAACAGCTGAACGAGCCTACCAACTAAAGCATAATAAAGAGTTGCGTGATTCTCAACAAACACTTATTTTGCCGTTAATTACTATTAATCGCTCTTCCGTGACTAAAGAACCCGACTTTAGGGGCACCGTCTATGCAAATTTGTATCCCGAGGCCGATGCGAGGGGAGGAACCATTACAGTTGCCCGTCGCATTAATCAGAAAAAGACCGCTGAATTCCAAAATGCCTTTGCGAACCGCGGTTACGGCCCCAATAAGCGCGTAAGTGGCAAAATGAAAAATACTAATCGTCGCAACATGTCAACTCAACGGGTGGTATATGAAACAGTTACGATTCCGTTGCCCACATGGGTAAAAGTAGCTTATGAAATTACGGCACGTACTGAATATCAACAGCAACTAAACGAATTGATCAACCCATTTTTGACTATACCGGGCAATTCGCGAATGCCTCGACGTATTCACAACGAGGGTCATGACTACGAAGTCTTTATTGAGGGGAGCTTTGGCGACAACTCAAATAAAAGTAATTTGGGGATGGAACAGCGTAATTATGAGACCACTATTAATATGGAGGTGCTGGGGTATCTTATTGGAGAGGGCGAGAACCAAGAAAAACCCCGAATTGTACGTCGTGAGAATGCCGTAGAGTTCAAGTTCGCACGAGAGCGCACAATCTTCGGGGACATCCCCGATAGTATTAAAGATGGATTTTATAGAGAATAATACCATTGCCACTATTTAGCACTATTTACTTTTGAATGTTTTTTGTGCGTAGGAGAACTTAACGAATGTCAATTAAAAACTATAGATTTGTATCCCCGGGTGTGTTTGTTAATGAAATTGACAATTCCCAACTCCCTGCCTCTCCCGCAGGCCAAGGGCCTGTTATTGTTGGGCGATCCTCAAAAGGACCAGCCCTCCGTCCTGTAACTGTAGATTCTTTTGAAGAATTTGTCAACGTTTTTGGGGCCCCCTCCCCGGGCGCCACCGGTGGCGATGTCTGGCGAACCGGCAATGATAGTACGGCCCCGACTTATGGGGCATATGCGGCCCAAGCTTATTTACGCAATAGTTCTCCTGTGACGTATGTGCGCCTTTTGGGTCAGGCCGATGCCGATTATACCGTTGGTTCCGGCGAAGCCGGCTGGACGCAAACCAACGCGTGGGGTCTTGTTGTTTTCGAGCCTTCCGCGTCGCTAGGTACCGACAGCGGCGGCGATCGCTTTGAAGGCGCACTCGGCGCCGTCTTTTATGGTCCCGATACTGTAGACTTCCAACTTTCGGGTGCCCTAGCTCTGTCTGCCTCCACTCCCGGGGGGAGCCCGGGCGCTTCGGCTCTCAGTAAGCAAGGAGCCAGCTGGATTGTTTCGGATACGGGAACGCGCAAAGAGTTCAAAATGATTCTTACCGGTTCGGGCGTCGCAGGCGTAGGTACCAGCTCTATTACCTTTAACTTTGATCGATCGAGTCCTAACTATATTCGTAAAGTTTTTAGCACAAATCCTCAACTTACCAATACTGCTATCACCAACACGGCTAATCTTAAAAATTATTGGCTCGGAGAAAGCTTCGATCGTCATGTAGATGCCATTGTGACGAGCACCACGCAAACATATGCAAGCATCGTGCGTCTCACCAACACCACCAACGGTAGTGCAGGCCTACATCAGGCCTCTGTGACGGCAGCCGAGACACCCAACATTATTGCGTGCCGCACGAGTACGGACCCCACATCCCAAGCTCTGTTCAAGTTTGTGGCCCTTGGAAAGCCCGGCGACTGGACGAATAAAAATATCAAAATCTCAATTCAGGATATTAAGCGTTCCACCACCGATGATGATGATTACGGAACGTTCTCAGTGGTTTTACGTCACCTGAGTGATTCAGATAATGTGGTACGTATCATTGAGCAGTTTAATAATTGTAATCTTAATCCTAATTCTCTTAATTATGTTGCCCGTAAAATCGGCGACCTGGAAGGTACGTGGAACAACGACGAGCGCCGTTATCAGATTTCTGGTGACTGGCCTAACCGATCACAATATGTTCGTATTGTAATGAATTCAGACGTTAATGCGGCCCTTACATCCGCGGACCTTTTACCCTTCGGCTTTGTCGGGGTGGTGAAGTATCTGGACCAGAGCGGTCGTGGTGTAACCTCCGAACTAGGAGGCGAAGTAAATCAGTCAGATGTTGCGGGAACGTGGCTTACGGGTGCTGTCAATTTTGGCGGCGCCTCGGGCGCAGGTTACTGTGGTAATCTTTTCAAGGTCCGCGGAGCAACCCTGACTGCTTCGGTCTATATGCCTGTACCAGAACTTCGCGTTTCTGCTTCGGATGGCAACTTGGCTATTCCCAGTGATGCCTATTTCGGCTATCAGACGACGGAGACGGCCGGCGGAACTGTTTTTGCCCGGGCTAACATGGATTTGCTGCGCGCACGAGGGGGAATGGTAGGCTCTGGTATGTTTAGTCCTGTGAGTAATATTTCGGACCGCTCGATCACCTTTACTCTTGATGACGTCTCTGGCTCACAAGGGAGTTGGATTAGTGGATCGTTCACGAGGTCTACCACCGAGGGGTCTTTGACTCGCCGGAATGGCCTCATTGCCGGCGTTCTTGATGCGGGCTACGATCGCTTTACAGTACCAATGTACGGAGGGTTTGATGGTACCGACATCACTCAAATGGATCCGTTTGCCAATACGACGATAGCGAGCACTCCGACTGAAAAGACGAACTATGTCTTTAATTCCCTGCGCCAAGCGATTGATTCGATTGCCGATCCCGAAGTGGTTCAAATGAATCTGGCTTGTGTCCCGGGTCTTACCCAGGAAGGGTTGACCACCAATTTGATAAATCTGTGCGAGGATCGCGCTGATGCGCTGGCGGTCATCGATCTGCCGGATGCATTTACGCCCCGCGCGGAAAGTACTTCTCTAAGTCGTAACAATACGGCTACTACGGTTTCTACTTTAATTAGTGCTCTACGTAGTCGTGCACTAAACACATCATACGGGTGTACTTTTTATCCATGGGTCCGAGCCCGCGACACCATTAATGGAGCTTTCGTCTGGTTGCCACCATCGGTGGCTGCGCTTGGGACCTTTTCCAGTTCACAGCGAAAGACCCAGGTATGGTTTGCTCCGGCTGGGTTCAATCGCGGTGGCCTCACCGAGGGTGCCGCCGGAATCCCGGTGGTGGACGTAGCACATCAGTTGCGCCGACAAGATCGGGACGATCTCTATACGGCCAATATTAATCCAATCGCGAAGTTCCCCAATGAGGGTATCGTGATCTTTGGGCAGAAGACGCTTCAAGTGAGCGCATCCGCTCTTGATCGTATTAATGTGCGGCGCCTTATGATCTTTGTTAAAAAGCGCATCTCGCAGATCGCATCGCAACTGTTGTTTGATCCCAATGTACAGCAGACGTGGCAGCGATTCCTTTCGCAAGTCAATCCCTTCTTGGCCAATGTAAGGACCAATTTCGGACTGTCAGACTATAAGGTTATCTTGGATGATACTACCACTACCCCGGAGCTTGTTGATCGCAACATTTTGTATGCCCAGATTTATCTGAAGCCTACACGTGCTATTGAATATATTGCTATTGATTTCAACATTACGCGGACTGGAGCCTCATTTGCTGATTAAAACTTAAAGGGAAGGGCGGTTTTATTATTGCCCACTATTTAGAGTAGATCGTATTAGGAGATTATATCAATGCCATTCTGGACCAGCGCACTATCAGAGCCAAAACGAGCCCATCGTTTTTTGCTTCATATCCCCGGCCTAAAGAGCGAAAACGAGGGATATCAGTATGAACAGTATCTGGCGAAACTGTCCGGAAAGCCCGGTTATCAGATCAGCGAAATAACCCATAAGTTTTTAGGAAACAGCTATTACTATCCGGGAAGTGTGGAGTGGCAGCCTATCGATATTACTATTGTTAACGCGATTAGTCCCGATGGTAACAAGCTCCTTATGGACGCACTCGTTAATTCTGGTTATCTGATGCCTCCTACCCAGTTGGATGTTTTTAATAATCCTGCACAGGCTCCCGGTACGGTCAATAAGGCCAGTTCTGTTGAGGCTCTCGGCAATTTAGTCATTGAAGAGCTTAACGGCCAGGGCGGCTTGGTGGGCACGTGGGCCTTGTGGAATTCTTTTTTGACGAAGGCGGCTTTTGGTAATCTCGATTATTCTAGCGATGAAATCCTTAATGTTGAGATTGGAGTGCGGTATGATTGGGCTGAGTATACGCCTGGCCCGGCCATCGCCGCCGCCCAGGCTTCCTAATTAACAACAAGAAAGTAGGTAATGAGTGACAAAACGAAGAAATAATCTGGAGCGCACCCGACCTCCAGCAGCCGACTCCCCAGTTTCTACCCCTACCCCCAATCAATCCGCAGAAAGTCTTTTTTCCTTCGTAACTCCTACGGAGTTTGTGGAATTACCGAGCCGCGGCCGCTTCTATGCCGAGGAGCATCCCCTTTGTGGTTGCGAAACGGTTGAAATTAAACACATGACAGCAAAAGAAGAAGATATTTTAACTTCTCAAACATTGCTTAAAAAGGGATTAGCCATTAATCGGCTCGTGAGTTCGATTCTAGTCAATAAAGACATTAACCCTGATGATCTACTCTTGGGAGACAAGAATGCGATCTTAATAGCTGCCCGCATTAGTGGCTTCGGGCCCTTTTATAATGTTAATGCGACTTGCCCCGCCTGCAGAGAGCAACAGGAAACAGTTTTTAATTTAGAAGAAGTAGCCCCCAATTATGCCCAAGAGCTACCCTCTGACATTGAGGTGTGTGACGACGGTCGTTTTGTAGTAATTCTTCCCAATTCAGAGGTAACAATCACAGTTAAATTGCTCACCAGCCGCGACGAAGCGGAGCTTGCCCAGAAGCTAGAGACCAAAAAGAAGCTTCAAAAAGTAGAAGCCACCATCACAGATCTACTTAAGTCTATTATTGTGGGGGTTGAGGAGCACACTGACCCCTCCTCTGTACATAAATTTATAGAAATGATGCCGCTGAAAGATGTCAACTATTTACGAACCCAATATGACCAACTTAAACCAGATATGGATCTTAAGTTCGATTTCGAGTGTAGCTCGTGTAGCCATATCGGGAGGGTGGTAATGCCGATGACGGCGCAGTTTTTTTGGCCTCGACAGTAATTATCAAAAAGGGATCTACGAAGAGTTTTTTAGCCTTAAACAGTATGGAGGATGGTCGTTCGTCGAAATGTACAATCTTCCTATTGCCTTAAGACGATGGTTTTTGCAACGCCTCGTTAAAGAGTACAAGAAAGAGGCGGATCACTATGAAAAACAGGTTCAGCGTAAAAGATAGACGATTTTGGGTTTAAAACTATTTATAACTAGAGGAGCCCTTGACGATGCCCGCTGCTACGCTCGAAATTAATTTAAACCAGGTCCACCATCCCCTGGAAGAACGACTCAAACTTTATAATAAATTCGCAGGACAGCTGGAGCAGCTTTTGCTTTCTTTGTATCAAGCTGGTATGGATGTTCCTATTAATATCACGGGTACTTCCTCTCAAATAGATGCATTTACTAGAGCTTTAGCCGGCGAAAAGAGATATCTAGACTCCTATTTGAAGCATGGTCTTACCGATACACGTACCTTGGGCTCCCGCCACAAACTCGGGGGCGCCGTAAAAAAGTTTGAAACCGAGACAGGCCTAAGATGGCCTTTTAAGAATTAGGGGAAGTTAGATGGCAGAGACGATGACCCAGCAACAGCTTGAGCTACTTCGGAAGCAATTTAAGGACTTCCAGCAAGAGCTGAAAGAGCTTACCTTTCCTGCGGGGAAGATGCTTGAAGAGCTGAAAAAATTTAGCCAAGGAATGGCTGAGTCTTCGGCTACTTTGGTCGAACAAAAGCAAAAAATAGACGCCAACAAGGTCGCCCTCCAGCAACTGGTTGAAGCCGAAAAACAGGCGAAGAAAGCGCTCGATAAGTCAACCGAAGCCACGGAGCGTCACAACCAAATCAAAGCAGCTCGAATCGCCCTAGAAGAGGAAACCGACAAGCTTGTAAAAGATAGTGTTGATAGTATTAAAGACTTCGAAGAGGTCTTGGCGGCGCAAGAGGGTGTCTTAAAGAAAGCGACCGGCGCCCAAATTGCGTATGCAGAGGCATTAGAACTTCTCAAGAGTGGCGATGTGGCCGGCGCAAAGAAAAAGATGGCCGAAGGGGCCAAGGCCGTTGGAGAGTATACATCGAAAGTAGAAGAAGGAGCGGCGGCTTTCGGTAAATTCTCGAATACTCTCCTGAGTGTCGAGGGGCCCCTCGGTGAAATCGGTTCGCTCCTAAGGATGGGTACCGGGGGGCTCGCAGGAATGGCCGAGGGCCTCATGGAATCTGCGGCTAGCGGCGACTTGTACTTGAATATGGGCCTTAAGCTAGTCGATTTAAGTATGGACATGATTAAATACCAGCTTGACTTTGCAATCGGCCAGCACGATGCAATTGCTGAATTTCGCAAGGCAACCGGCGCGGGTACTGAATATAATGATATGATGAGGAAAGTGGAGCGCTCCAATTATCGGATCGGTGTTTCCATGGAGGACGTGGCCGGTTCCACCACGGCAATGAAAAATACCTTTACTGATTTTACATATTTGAGTAAGGACGTTCAAGCAGATCTGATAGAAACATCTACTCATTTAGAAAAAATGGGCCTCTCCTTTGGGTCACAAGCCCAGGTAATGCAGGTTGCAACCCAAAGCATGAATATGAGTGTGGCGGAATCTAAACAGCTCATGATCGATTTGGCCTCCACTGCACGTTCGTTGGGGATGGACATTGAGGAGGTTGGCTCTCAATTTTTAGAAAATAAAGAATTTCTTGTGGGATTTGGCGACGATGCGGGTAAGGTCTTCGAGGACATGGCCAAACAAGCCAAGGCTTTAGGCATGGAAGTCTCGACGCTTACGGGCCTCATGGATAAATTTAGTAGCTTTGACGAAGCGGGCCAAGCGGTGGGGCGTCTTAACTCAATTTTAGGCGGACCATTCCTAAACTCCATCGATATGATGAATGCTGCGTTTGAGGATCCAATTGAAGGTATTAAAATGCTTAAGGAAGGATTTGACCAAGCTGGGGTTGCGGCCGACAGTTTATCGCGTCCTGAATTACTAGCCTTTGCAGATGCATTGGGTCTGTCTGCTGAAGAAACTGCGAACCTTCTGGGTAAAAGTAATGAAGAACTAGAGATTCAAAGGATTAGACAGGAGGAGTTAGCAGAGCAAGCACGTCAAACACAATCTCTAACAGATCAGCTTACAAACGCTTTCCAGGGCTTGTATGTTCAACTGGGCCCCATCATCGAAGAGAAGGTTGTTCCCTTTATCGGGTATTTGGGAACCATGATGGAGCTCTTCAGTGGTATTATACAGAGTAAAGAGGGGATGGTGGCTTTCTTCACGGCCGTTGGTGCCATTATGGGAGCAGGAATTGCCATCGTTGTAGGAATGGCTATGGCCATGGCTGCTGCTGCAATCGCTTCCGTGGCGGGCGCCCCGGCCGGCAGCGCAGCGATCGGCATTCTGGGTGCGATTTTGCCCACCATGGCTGCAATTGGGGGCGGCGGCGCAGTCCTCGGCCGGATCGCGGGTGCAAAGCTCGCATCAGTAGGCGAAGGCGCCGCAAAGGAAGAAGAGGAGAGCGAAGAGCCGCGCTTCCAACACGGAGGCACCGTCAAGGCCTCTACAGTCGCTATGGTTGGCGAAGCTGGTCCTGAAATGGTTGAACTTCCGGGCGGAAGCCGCGTGACGTCTGCGCCGGCCACTCAGCAACTAACTCATGCTATTAATACTTTATCACGTAAACTTGAGAGTGGCGGAGGGGCTGGATCCACCGGCCCAATTCAACTTTCTGTATACATTGGCCAAGATAAAGTAGATGAGATAGTAGTTAAAGCATTAAACTCCGATACGGCGCGGAACCAGATGTCGCCGTACGCGAATGTATAGGGAAAATGGATAGATGGCATTAACTTTTGCTCCGTCGTTAAGAAACGCAGGATTCTTTCAGATTGAAATCACGCATTTGCCAACCGCTCATGGAGAGGGGAATGAATCGCTTTCCTTCGAAGGGTGGGTTACAGAGTTCAGTGATGATTTTACTTCCACCTGGAATGCTGAAACCGTTTATGGGCGCATGGATCCTCTTGCTACTTTTCAAAACACGAGCCGAAAAATTAGTTTGGCGTTTGATGTGGTGTCAGATAATAGTGCGATCGCCGAGCGTAATCTTGGCAAAGTTAATCGCCTTATTGAATTTCTCTATCCTGTGTACGCACGAGAAGTAACGGAGAACACTCGTGACCTTCAAAATACTTTGAAAGCGTCCCCCCTGTGGGGACTTAAATGGACCAACCTTATTGCAACGCCTCATACAAATCGATTTTTAGTTGGCTATGTTGAAGGATTTAGTTATGCGCCCGATATGGAGATGGGCGGCTTTTTGCGGGGCGATTACGTGGCCATCCAGGGCCGCGAAGTCGCGGACGAACAGGGCGACCAGGCCCGCGCATCGGGCGTAGGCCATGGCGCGCCGATTGAAGGGGACGAAACAGGGACGTATCAGACGACGCGGTCGAGAGGAGTTGTTAGGAATCAGTATATTCCCAAAGTACTTAATATTTCATTTAACTTTACTGTTCTGCATACTCACTTGCCCGGGTGGTTTTACAAGGACGGCAGATATGTTTTTGGTTCCGACGACATTGATGGCAAGTTCCCCAATGCGAGTTTGCAGCCCAGCATGCTCTTGAGCCAGCATGTAGAAAGAGAGGTTAACTCGGAGGGTGAATTAGTTAATCAAACTATTTTAAGTGGCTCGGTCGAGGAGATGAACCAAGCGGACGTTTTAGAGGGGCTAACTGAATGAGTGTACGTTTTAGTAATCGTCGTATCTTGCTCAACCAAGAAGAAGAATATGAGAGATTTTTCAAACGGCGCCATATTTCCTCCATTCGACAATGGAGCACCGGCCGCCTTTACTATCCTACTGTCTCCGACCTCCGCGCCATTACGCGCAATCAGCATATCTGGAAGGCTGGAGATAGATATTATAAGTTAGCCATTCAATATTATGGGCAAGCTCAATATTGGTGGGTCATAGCTTTGTTTAATAAAAAACCCACAGAGGCCCACTTAAGAGTCGGCCAGAGTATTTCCATCCCGATGCCCCTACAGGCTATTTTGAGAGTTTATGATGGATAAAGAAAAGAGAGGATGAAAAGATGGGTGCACAAGCATATTTGGACAGGGACGTTGAGTTATTATATGATCTGATGAGAAACTATTATGAAATTCAGACTTTTGAAGATGCTTATGAGCAGTTTTTTTCGCCTGACTATTGGGCCAAGTTCGGCGCTGCGGCAGTCAAGACGGGTACGAAGAACAAGATTTCGTCGGCCGATCCTACTGCCGCCCTCTTAGCAATCGGCCCTGGCCCCGGAGGGGGAACGATTGCTGTGGAGGGCTCCGGGGACAACGCGACACCCGTCTCGGGCCGTGGTAGCTATTGGCGCCATACTTTTACCATATTCAAAAAAATTGGATTAATTTCGTGCCTTAACCCGCGCCGGTTTTCTGTTTATCAGATTCCGATGCCCACTGGCTGGTCCAACCCTTTCGACGGCGACGCTTGGAAGTGGAATAAGGACGCTTATAAAAAGATTTATTGGAATTTGCAGGAAAATGCTCCTAGTTCAAAGTCATGGGACAAAAACCATCCGCCCCCTGTCAAGCTTGAGGGGACGACGGGGGGGTACGGCAGAGTTCGTCTTGTCTATAGCGATAACTATGACGGAGGAGATTATGAGGCCATAAATCTCCACTGCAAGGATGGGATGTATTTTGTGTCTCCTCATATCTTAAATGTTATCGCTCGCAAGGGAGTCTTCCTGCGCGATATCGGCAAGGAAAAGGGTAATTCGTCACTGACCCAGCGCGGCCAGAGTTTCTGTGACCTATACTACGACCTAATGATGATGTTGTATAGTTTGTGTACAATGCATCCCGACTTCACGGCAAACAAATCAAAGCAAAGTGACAGCAAAAATAATATAGGCTTTATAACGCCGCTGGACGGAACGAACAGCCGGTGGACCAGGGGCACCGCGAACCCCAAGACCGGCGCGATGCTTCGAGACGGCATGGATAATCATATCTATTATAAAGCAGCGATGTTCGTCAAGGATTCGAAGACTACGATCGCACACCTAGACAATCCCAGAGGTCACCCCGACGCGTTAACAGCCGGCAAGACCTACATGTGGCTCGACAGTGACATGCGGAAGAAGTATGAGTGTGAATTCTTATTTGAGGGCGGCTCCGGTCGCAACCAGGGTGGCAACGGGATCCCCGGCATTGAAAACTACAAGAAAGCTACAGTTGTGTTTGCCATTTGGGGGAAGCTCCCTGGAGGCTGGTGGTTGAATAATAGCGCGTCGTCCCTTCAAACCTGGATGAAAAAGTATGTTGACGGAGAACCCCCGGCCGGAAGCCTGTCCGGAGGCGGCAATGAAGTAAACAAGATTCATGCCAAGATCATGGCCATCATTAAGTCGGAGATCGGGATTCTCGACGTTGAGACCACAGATTCGGTGGTCGGCATGCTGGGCCCCAAGACGAGCAGCGGATACTCGACAAAGAAGTCGGTGTATGGCACCTACAACATGTATCTCAAAAATCGCAACGACCGTCTGAACGATATTATTGCATTTTTTGGTGATTCTAAAACGAGCACGTTCGTGGCAGACATCCAAGATCCGGAAGCCGCCGAGAAATCAGAGGAGATAACTGGTAGAAACATCTTTGAGGATGCCCAGACCGCGGCGAACAAGGCACGCCATGCGCTAACCCCCACCGATGTTCAGTGTTTGTTGCTCGAACACATCCGTGCCTTATCGGTTTCTCACATCCCCCAGTACAAGCACCTTATTCGGCTTGACACCAATAAAGAGCCCGCCCTGGTTCAAAATAGGCTTGAACACAAGATGGAGCCCGACGAGGTAAAAGCTTTTCTTCAAATGTGCCCCGATCTTCAAGGATCTATCGTCCCTTATCTCAGGCTTTACCGCGTTGACTATGATAAATTTGGAAAAATAATCGGGGACGAGAAGGAATTTCGCATTCCTAATTTTATATTAGATAACGATGTAACTCAAATTATGGAGGGGAATCGCGGCCGCGTCCCGGGTGCTGGTATTAAATCGTTTACGTGGAGCCTCGACGGCATCCAACCGGCTGAGGTAGATAACAATATTAGCGCTACACTCGACATGTATTTTCAGTCGGTAGCGGATTTTTTCCAAGGATCTATGCAGGCGGGCGGCAAAAGAACGTCCTTTTTGGATCTGGTGATATCATCGCCAGGATCGAGCGCCCAGTCTCTGGCCGACGCGAAGCCTAAAGGTGACGACCCGAAGGCAAAAGCGCCCAAGAGCAAAAGCTGTTTAGACCAGCACCTTACGCGGGACTACACGGGCGCCAATTATCGTATCAAAGTAGTAGCGGGATGGAGCGCTCCCGACGGACTGGAGGACCTCTATGTTCAATTGGGGAAAGAACGTGCCGAGGCCCTGGGCCGAGCCATCGCGAAAAGTAAAAAAGTTTTATTTCTCCAGCAGACGCGTCACGAATTCGATTTTAATCAAGACGGCAGTCTGAGTCTTTCTATTAAATATCAAGCTAGCCTCTCCGGGATGCTCACCGGCCGCACATCTAACATTTTTGCTACATCATCCGAGAGCATCAAAAAAGACATCGCTGCAAAGGAAGCCGAGGTCGAAGAGCTAGGCGACCGCGCCGCCAAGAGTAAAGGTGGCCAACGCGCAGTGGAGGCTGCCCTCAATGAGTTGAAGCGACTGCGCGGGGAAGATAAATTGATAAAATATCGCAAGCTTTTGCGCGGTCTTTTTGCTAGCAAAAAGATTTATAATTTAGCGATTGATAAAAAAGAGTTTGCCCTTCCTCAATGGGCCCAACTGACAGGCAAACAACGCGCCCGGAGAGCCATGCGCAAACAAGCGGTTGCCCTAGAGGTTACGACTGGAGGGGGGCCCGAGAATACCGTCGTATTGGATTCGGTGGCCAAGGCGATTGCTACTCAAGGCTCCACCGCCGACGCCGCGTCCGCGACTTCGACAGCACTCATCCCGAAATATGACCTACTGGCCAAAGACCCCGGCGCGATTACTACCATCTCTTATTTTTATTTAGGAGACTTACTAGACAACGTATTAGAACAGATAAAAGCAAATCAAGACGGCCAACCTCTTGACTTTCAGTTCTTCCTTTCCGAAGTTGAGATGATTGACCCTCTTCAAGCGATGAAAATAAAAAATATGGATGATATTTTGAATTCGGGCCAATCACTCTCCTCTATGGCGTTCCTAGATGCTCTTGCGGCGTCCGATCCCGCCGCCTTTTCAAAGACCATGGGGGTCACACAACTTATGAATATCGGAGATATTCCCATTTCTCTAGACGCCTTTCAGATTTGGTTTAAGGATAAGGTGATTAAAAAAGATCTTGATAACTATTATTTCCTTCATTTTGTCAAAGATTTGTGCGCTGATCTTATTTCAGGAGCATTGAAGTCAAAGTGTTTTGGACCAGATGTTCAGTTTATTCAACGTTTTGATGCACAGCCCATATCGCTTAGAAAGGGGTTCGAAGCAGCTCCGCTCGTTCCCGGAGGTCTGATGCCCGTTACGGGAATGACGGGCTTAAGCACCCTTATACAGGCCTCCGATGAGATCACCTCTCCTAAGAAGCTAACTTTGGGGGTGGTGCTCTTTTCTACCGATTCGAGGCCCAAAGACTTAACAGGAGACTATGCAACCGACATCCAGCAAGGGGTTTACCATCACTATCTTGGAAGCCCCTGTGGGCTCGTTAAAAGCATTAAATTTAATCGAGAAGAGCAGCCCATGTTACGGGAAGCTAAAATTCAAAAAAAGGGCGCCCTCGGCGCCGAACAACTCCGCGAACTCTATTCAGCTACATTAGAGCTTTATGGTAATACTCTGTATAAGAATGGTAACTTTGTTTATATTAACCCCATGTTAATGGGAGCAACCCAGAAACAACTTACTACCCTAGGACTTCATGGTTATTATCGTATAACCAAGGTTGAATCAAAGATAAGCGAAGCGGGGTTTGATGTATCTATAAAGGCTCTCCTGGAGGGAACCGAATTCTGTGACACCAAGCTGATGGCCCCCGAAACCTATGGCGGAATCAGACCCGAAGAAGAGATCTGGTATCCGCCTGGGTCGACTGGAGGTGGCGCCTCGGGCGGCGGCGGAGGGGGCGGATCCCGAGAGGATCCGGGCCATGGGCTGGTCACCATGCTCGACCGGTTCGCCAAGGACGTCGGCAACTAAGCTATGGCCTTTAAAAAGATCGAGCGCGCGGCCGCACTGATAGAGGTGGGGGAGAGCGACCTAGAAAATCCTTACGGGAGCAATTCGATCCCTCCCCGGGGCAAGTGGCACCAACGTTCATTATATAATCAACTTCTATACCCCGAATCGTTACCCGAACCTTTGGATACATGGTACGGCAAAATATATTATGGGCGCATAGATCCACAACAAAATATTATTATTCCTAAAACAAAGTATGTGTCTTCACTGGGCGCCGCCGCCACGTTTGGTTTGCGGATTAATGAAATTGTGGGGAATAATTTTATAGGCTTCGTGAGACATATGCAAAATGCCAAGGCGGTGGGGGTCCTTCAAACGGACGATGCCAACAGCTACATTTATGATCCCAAGGCATATGAAGGCTATGTTAATCCCTCCACTCAATATGATAGTTATATAAAACACCTTTTTGAGTCGTTTAAACAAGCCGTCTCTCCGGCGCAGGAAAATCGCATAGTAGATTTTGCTTCTTTTGTGCCTATATTTACACAGTATTTATCTACGGTTGCAAAGCACTCCCCCATTACTCAAAGCGCTTTTGTTCTGACGCGACTCTGTAACCGGTTCGGGAGTGGTCTTAGTATAGCCATTGCGAGGGGCAAACCCGATGAAGATATATATAAATATCGTGAATTTCTTGCAGACCCTAACTTTCCTTTTTATGTGCGTTGTGCCAAAAAATATGGATTTCTGGTAAACAAAAATGCCCCATGGGTCCTGACGGCTGATCTGTTTACAACTGCCTTTTTGGAGCGAATGGGCTACTGGCACACCGAAGATTACCAATTTCTTGATGAAAAGAATTTTTTCCCTTATTATTTCGAGCGTACCTCTAACACCGACATTGGGATACTTAAAAAGTTTTTAGTTAATGCCTACAATATGTTCGACCAACACCGGCCATGGCGTAAAGATTTAAGTTTCACCCTTAACCCGACCTGCCTGAGAGCGCAGACGAAGATCAAGCGCCCCGGGATCCCTCCCGGCGAAGAAGGCCTTAAAATGGTAGATACTATTTTGACGGACAAATATTTGCTTAACCTTTATATTGACTTGCGTAGTATAGAAACTAAAAAGCCATTTCGGATTAGTAAAAAGTTTCGATATGACGCAGCTGATGCATATCGAACGCCTCGCATTGCAAGTCTTTCTAAATTGCAAAATGCTGCGCGGTGGGTGGGAGAACAGTTTCGGGATTATATCTATTTTGACAACTATCCTTTTTATGCATCGATGGAAGGCTTGCGATTTATGGAAGAAGGGCTTGACAAAACGAATCAGTCTGATACAATGGAGACTGAAGATACTCTAGCGCCTCCTATGGGAAACGGCGACAGTAACGACTCATATTAAAAAGGAAGCACTTTGATTTTTCAAGTACTGGATTCGAAGACAGACTGTATAGGATACTACACCGACAATGCCATACATACCAGGGACCCTCTCCCATACTCGGGAAAGACGTGGGACTTTTCCCCTCACTTGTTGGGCAATCAGTATGAGTTGGCGCGTTTGTATGCGAAAGGCACCACTCTCACAGACGTATGCCCGTCGCGGTTGCAGCCTGAATGGGAAAAAATTAAGCAGGAATTGAGAGCCTATCTTAAGGCGTTCCAAACCGCTCGAATCCTAAGCGATGAAAACTGCTTCTATGACATACTACCAGAGTACTTTTTATTTCAGTATTTGGCAGTGAAGAATAAAATTACGGAACACGTATTGGATACCCACCCCCGGCCACGAAATTATGACTCTATGTATAATTTGGTGAAGATGCTCGCCGACATCCGATCGCGCCAAATGAGGATCGATATAAGGCCGATCCAGCACTTACTCAGCTCCGTGCGGGGAAAGAATTTTTATCGTACTTTGCAAAGCGTGAAACATGTGTGTGATTATAACCCATGGGGGACCGTAACCGGTCGCTTGGCCACAAATCCCAACAGCTTCCCCCTCCTCACAATGAACAAGGAGTTTCGCGCGTGTATAAAACCAACGAACGACTGGCTGCTGGAACTAGATTTTAACGCGGCAGAGTTGCGGGTGCTGTTGGCGCTTGCTGGTGTTGAGCAGCCAAAGAACGATATCCATAACTGGAATGTAAAGAACATTTTTGATGGTAAGTTGACTCGCGAAGAGGCCAAAGTAAAAACCTTCGCATGGTTGTATTCTGCCAAGGAAAACAAGGACCTACAGCGTCTTTATAATAAGGAGTTGGTGCGAAATAAGTATTGGAATGGCTTCAAAATTGAGACAGATTATGGTAGAATTATAGAGAATGTAGATGAGCACCACGCGCTGAATTACATCGTTCAAAGCACCACCATTGATATGGTGCACGAACAGGCTTATAAAGTTTACGAGCTTTTAAAGGGGAGGAAAAGCCACATTTCATTTCTTATTCACGATGCGGTGTACATCGATCTGGCCGAGGAAGATCGGTACGAAATCTTAAATTTACTTGACACCTTTAAGAAAACGCGTTATGATCTATTCAAAGTGAATGTTTCGGTGGGGAGAACCCTGGGAGAAATGAAGGCTCTTAAGTTATGAAAAAGCATTATTATAAACTTGTTCGAGATCGAATTCCGGAAATAATTGAAGCCGACGGAAAAGTGTGCGAAGTTTATCGCGCCAGCCCAGGCGGTGAATTGCGTGGATATGGACTTATGAAGCTTCGGGAAGAGGTCCAAGAATTTGTGGAGAACCCCTCGGCAGAAGAAGCCGCAGATATTCTTGAAGTTTTGACTTTTATATGCGACCGTGAGGGGATTACTCCGGGCGCCATTAAGGCCGCGCGCATCTCAAAGCGCGTAAGCAGGGGTGGCTTTGATATGGGCATGATTTTGGGATGGGTAGAGGAAGAATGATAATTTTGGGCCTAGGCACCCCCGGAACCAATGTAGCCCAGGTGTTTTCTAAATACCCTCAGTATACCACCTATAGCATTGATACCCATAAAAGTGCAGATATTACTATCAAACAAAGAAACAGTCATGAGGAATACGATAAACATTTTCCTTCTCTCAAGCGCAAATTAAACTTTGCGGATGAGGAGGTGTGCATAGTGGTCTGCGGTGTAAGTCAAATCTCGGGTGGGGTGCTTAGATTATTAGAACAAATTAAGAATAACCGACTCACTGTTCTTTATATCCAGCCGGATCTGACACTAGCAAGCGAGGTACAGAAAAAACAAGAGCGTGTAGTGCGCAACGTGCTTCAGGAATATGCCCGCTCTGGGCTCTTAGAGCGTATCTATTTGGTAGATAATGTCCTCTTGGAAAGGGGGATTGGCGACGTGCCGATTCGTGGTTACTATAATATACTCAATCAGGCTATTGTTAACACCCTCCACATGGTTAATGTTTTTATGAACAGCGCCCCTGTTATTGGTAATTTTATTGAGCCTGCCTCCGTTAGCCGCATTGCGACATTGGGGATCCTTGACGTTGATGAAGAAAAAGAAAAATGGTTTTATAGCTTGACACGGCCGAGGGATGTGGTATACTATTATGGTATTGGGGATGAGGACTTGAAACAAGACGGTAGCCTGTTCCGTAAAATTACGGACTATGTTAAGGCGCAAGTCGCCGACGATGTTAATATTTCATATGGTGTTTTTGAAACAAGCTATGACCAAAAATATTGCTATTGCATTAAGTATTCATCTATGGTACAATCGTTCATAGAACTACTAGACGATCAGGATATTGGCTGATCGTACTTTAGCCCAACTATAAGGAGATAAAAAATGGGTATTAATTTAGACAAGATGAGAGAAAAGCTCTCGTCACTACGTGGAGACGGTAACTCAAATGACACTTTTTGGCGCCCCGACGACGGGGACCAGACTATTCGAATCGTTCCGACGGCAGACGGCGATCCCTTCAAGGAGATGTGGTTTCACTACAACATCGAGAAGGGCGGCTTTCTGTGTCCCAAGCGCAACTACAGCGACGAGTGTCCTGTATGTGAGTTCGCCTCACAGCTGTGGCGCGAGGGAGTCGACAACAACGACGACCACAGCAAGAAGACTGCAAAGTCTCTCTTCGTGCGACAGCGCTTCTTCAGCCCCGTGATGGTCCGCGGTGAAGAAGAGAAGGGCGTGCGTGTGTGGGGTTACGGCAAGACTGCCTACGAGAACCTCCTAACGCTCGTGCTTAATCCGGAGTATGGTGATATCACCGACACCGAGACGGGTACCGACCTGCAGATGACCTACGGAAAGCCTCCGGGCGCTTCCTTCCCCCAGACAAAGCTCGTGCCTCGACGCCGATCGTCCCCGCTCTGCGAGGACCTGACGCCTGAGAAGTGCGCAGAGCTTCTTGACAGCATTCCAGATTTCACTGGATTGTTCGAGCGAAAGGCGACCAGTGATGTCCAGACTATTCTCGACACTTTCGTTAACGCACAGGTTGATGATCCCGAGACGGTTAGTAGCGAAACCGAGAAGTATGGAAAGACCACAGATGGCGAAGCTAACGCTGTTGATGCGGCTTTCGCAGAGCTAGGCGCTCTTTAATATCCCCCCCACAGGGAGGCCTAGGGTTACCAGGGGTCTCACAATAGAAAGGAAGAGTTATGACTACTGATACAAGCCGTCTAGAACAACTGATTACCATTCTTGAGGAAACTCGGGACGATCACGACAAGTTCTTCAGCAACGGAAACAATGCTGCTGGAACCCGTGTTCGTAAGGCAATGCAGGAAGTAAAGACGTTAGCACAGGAACTCCGTACCGAGGTCCAAGAGACCAAGAATTCGGGTTAAACTCTGACAGCCGCAGGGAGGCCCGGGGATACAGGGGTCTCAAATTAAAAAGGAAAAAAAGTGGAAAACATTGTAGAAACATTAAAAGAGTTGAATGTGGGATCGGATGATTATGTGTATCTCAACTATGAAGATAGCGCAGAAGTGTGGCACATTTCTGACGACTATATTGAGGGTGCCCTGAGGGACACCGACACAGTTGGAATGCTAGCGGCCCTTTTGGCCACGCCGGGTATCACGGTATTATCGCGTTATGAAGAAGATATTCTGGGTACAATGCGAGACGAAGGACTGTTGGAGGACTATGATCGAGCCGATTGGTTTGAAGACTATCTCGCCGAGAAGATTCAACAGGAAGCTTATCAATATGATTTGCTCACCATTTCTACGGAGCGACATGATCATAAGCGCGGCACCTGTGAGATTTCTTCAAACGTCAAGGTTCTTGCGGGCGAGCTATATCAGCTCGGGACTGCGGCTGATTCTTTCGTTGCCGGCTTTGATATTGTAATTCAGACCAACGCTGGCACTCTTACGCTAGCTTGAAGAATACAGAAAGGAAACGGATTCAATGGCGAAGAGTAAATCAAAAGCCGGCAAGATTTCAATTGACGGCTTAAGAACTCTTATCAATAAGACCTCGGGCCTGGAGGTAGCCCACAATTTAAACAAAGCTAACCCAACAGAAGTAAAAGAATGGATCCCAACTGGCTCGCGCTGGCTGGATTCTATTGTTTGTAGGGGCCAGCTTGGCGGCATTCCCATCGGTAAGTTCACAGAGATTGCCGGTCTGGAGTCAACTGGCAAATCGTTCATGGCCGCACAGATTGCCGGCAATGCCCAGAAGATGGGAATGACCGTTATCTATATGGACTCCGAGTCAGCAATTGACCCGGGCTTTCTTGAGCGCGCCGGGTGCGACATAGATGAACTTATCTATGTTCAGGCCCAGTCCGTTGAGCATGTGTTGGAAACCATTGAAAACGTTTTGAAGTCCGGGGCCGAAAGAACCTTGTTCATCTGGGACTCGCTGGCTATGACCCCAACCATTACGGATGTGGAAGGAGACTTCAATCCTCAGTCCACCATGGCTATGAAGGCACGCATTCTGTCAAAGGGAATGTCTAAGTTAACTATCCCCATCGCGAATACCAAGTCTGCCTTCCTGGTTCTCAACCAGTTGAAGACTAATATCCCACAGGGACCGAACGCACGCATCGTCGCAATGACGACTCCGTTCATCACCCCCGGCGGCAAGGCTATGCATTATGTATATTCTCTACGGGTGTGGCTCACCGGCCGCAAGGCGAAGTCTGCTTTCATCGAGGATGAGAGTGGTTTCCGCATTGGCTCCGAGGTTAAGGTTAAACTTGAGAAGTCCCGCTTCGGAACGCAGGGGCGCAACTGTGCCTTCAAGATTCTGTGGGGCACCGACGCTGTGGGCATTCAGGATCAAGAGAGTTGGCTCGAAGCTATCAAGGGCTCCGACAATCTCAAGCAAGCAGGCGCATGGTTCTCCCTAGTCTACAAGGACGGCACTGAAGAGAAATTCCAGAGCGCTCATTGGACTTCTAAATTGGAAGACAAGAAGTTTAAGAACCGAGTGCTTGAGATTATGGATGAAGAGATTATTCGTAAGTTCGACACGCGCGAGGGCAGCGCTGAAGATTTCTACGACGTAGATAGCAAATAAGACTATTTATTATACGTCCACGAGGAGAAACAGTGATGAGCAAATATTCCCGTTATAACAGCCACCAGTTAATTATGGAGAACTGGCGCAGGTATCTAGCTGAAGAGGAGGACCCCCCCTCCAACCAGGCCGCGTCGCCCGCATCAGGATTGCAGATAACGGATCAAACAAGTTTTAAAGTATTTGACGGAAAGCCAGAATTAGCCTTGCAAGTAATAAATGAGCTACTTCGAGGCGGCGATTTGTTTAAACAGTTACAGGCTGCACAGGGAGACTACCCCAGTGACTTCGAAAAACTGAAAAAATGGGTCGCTTCTATCGGGGGCCCCGAAGTGTTTGCCAAGCGCGCCGCCGCCATTGGTGCAAAAATTCCCGATAAGGGTCTCCCCAAAAGCGAAATGCCTTTTCTTCCGGGTCCCGACGATGCGGTTGGAGATGTTAAAGATGTGGAGGATGCGTTAAAGCCCGGCGGCAAGTACAACGTCGATATGATAGAGCGCGCGGATGCACCGGGCCCCAATAGTTTTATAGGAATGGACTCAGAGGAGGCCAAAGCCTTTATGACAGGAGGCCATGCCGAGAAAGATGGGGACCCTAAAGACGATGATCTCGGAATTGTAAGGCAGGGCCAGTTCGCGGCGGCGAAGGGGATCCCCACACAGACCAATATTCTTTTGCCCAAGGCTTTGGGGATGGCTATTAATGGCGTCGCGGGTGGCATGCTCGGCGCTTATGCCTCCATGGAGGGTCATATATTGGATGGGCATCATCGCTGGGCCGCGACTATGTTAAACAACCCTACGGCTCAAATCGGAACTTTTGCCATGATCGATTTAAAAAAGCTCGGAGCCGTCCGGACACTACAATATTTGACAGCCATCGGCAATGCTCTCGGAAACAAGACCAAAACGGCATAAGCTCAAACTAAACCCTTGACTTCGAAGCTCCTGTGAGGTATACTCATAGGAGCTTCATACATTAGGGGAGACAGTGAAGAACCAGAGATATATAGAGTTCGCCAAGAGAGTGGCGGAACAATCGAATTATGGAAAGTTTAGACACGGAGCCGTCCTTGTAAAGGGTAGCTCCGTTCGTAGTATTTCCTGCAATAAGCACCGACATTGTAGTTTCGGTGCAAGATTTCGCCGAGAGGGTCATGGCGAGGCTACCCTCCACGCAGAGTTGGGTGCCATTCTAGGGATGGCCCGCTCGACTACACGGGGGTCAGACGTTTACGTCGCCCGTATCAACAGAGAAGGAGAGGCTCGCATCAGCAAGCCCTGTCCTATGTGCGAAGCCGCCATGCGTCATGTGGGTGTGCGTCGCGTCTACTATACCAACGAGCATGGTAAGATTGAGAGCATGCGTCTATGAAACGCGTAATGATTGTCGACGCGCTCAACGCCTATTTCAGGGCCTTTATCGTCAACCCCAGCCTCTCGGTCCACGGACAGCCCATCGGTGGCTTAAAAGGCTTCCTAGGCATCTTACAGAAGCTCTGTCGCGACATTAAGCCCGACACTGTGATGATCATCTGGGACGGCCCCGGCGGCAGCCGTAAGAGACGCGAGCAAAACAAGAACTATAAGGAGGGCCGAAAGCCCATCCGAGTCAATCGACAGACCGACCTCACCGACGAGCAGCAACGCGCCAACATGGCGTGGCAGCAGCTGCGTCTGATGGAATATCTTAATGAATTGCCTGTCGTTCAACTTCGATTCGATGAGGTTGAGGCCGATGATGTTATTGCCTATGCTACCCAAGTCGAACAATTTAAGGGATGGCAAAAGGTTATTATCTCTAGCGACAAAGATTTCCTCCAACTCTGCGATGATGAAACAGTTTTGTTTCGTCCCATTCAAAAAAAGGTTCACACTAAGCTGAATATAGTGGAGGATTTTGATATTCATCCTCGCAATTTTGCTATGGCTAGAGCAATGGCCGGCGATCCCTCTGATAATCTCAAGGGAGTTCCCCGCGCTGGCCTAAAAAGTATTTCAAAAAACTTGAAATTTCTTAGGGAAGATAAGGACGCGTCTTTGCAGGAGATTTTTGATTTTTGCCTGAAGAGCGATTCAAAAGCTAAATTTTTCACCAACGTTTTGGAGTATAGAGATGTAATTATAGAGAACTATAAATTGATGCAACTGTATGCCCCCGCGCTTTCGTTGCAGTGTCGCGAGAAGGTGCATTATTCATTGGATAATTTTGAATATGAGTATAATAAAACCGAGATTATTCGTATGATGAATCAGGATGGCTTCGGGGTGTTCAACTGGGACGATTTACATGCCACAATGAATAGAATTTGTGTTGACAAAGCACTCAGGAGATAGTAATATTAGCCATGAGGGAAGCTATGAAATTAAACGGTGAGCCCGTCAACTTCTCAAAGTACGGGAAGTCCTTTCAAGAAAAGTTGTGCATGGTAATTTTGGATGATCGTGCATTCGCAGATCAGATCGAAGAAGTATTAGATGTAAATTTTTTGGAACTCAACTATCTTAAGTTATTTTTAAATAAGGTATTTTCTTATCGTAAGAAATATGGGGTTCATCCATCGCGTGATATCATGAAGACTATTCTGCGTTCGGAGCTAGAGAATGAAAACGAACTGACCGCCAAACAAACGCGCGAGTTCTATGTTCGCAGTCAAATCACCAACCTCACCGATGTGGAGTATATCAAGGACACGTCCTTGGATTTTTGCAAGAAGCAGAATCTCAAGTCCGCGATGGTTAAATCAATTGGACTTCTTCAGAGTTCTTCGTTCGATGAGATATCCCAAGTTATTAACGATTCTCTTAAATTAGGAATGAACAACGATGAAGGCTATGATTATAAAAAAGATTTTGAAGAACGATTTAAGCCTCGATTCCGTAATCCGCTAACAACTGGGTGGCCCCTCATTGACAATATTTGCAAGGGAGGTTTGGGCCAGAAAGAATTGGGGGTTGTGATTGCCCCCACTGGCGCCGGTAAATCCATGGCACTTGTTCACTTGGGCACCCAGGCCCTCAAGGCCGGCAAGACGGTCGTGCACTACACACTTGAGCTTCAAGATATGGTAGTGGCATCACGCTATGATTCTTGTCTTACCTCCATCCCTCTGCAAAATCTCGGCACCTTTAAAGAAAAAATTTATGAAGAAGTACAGGATATTAAAGGGAAACTTATTGTAAAAGAATACCCTACCAAGACGGCCTCTACTCAAACTGTGCGCAACCATTTAGAAAAGCTGCGCATGCGCAATATTGATGTAGATATGATCATTATTGACTATGGAGATCTGTTGCGTCCGGTTCGATATCTTAAAGAGAAGAGGAACGAACTCGAATCTATTTACGAAGAGCTACGCGCTATTGCATCCGAATATAAATGTCCGGTGTGGACGGCATCCCAAACCAATAGATCGGGGTTAAATGCAGAAGTCATCACAATGGAATCAATTTCCGAAGCTTTCAATAAGTGTTTTGTCGCTGACTTTATCTTTAGTATTTCTCGAACCATTGAAGACAAGGCAACCAACGGGGGTAGGATGTTCGTAGCCAAGAATCGAAATGGTCCGGACGGCATTGTCTTTCCCATATTTATGGATACTGGCACTGTATGTATTAAGGTATTGGAACCTTGCGCAGAAGATGAATTGGTAGAAGTAAGTGCTAAAAAACAAAAAGAGAATTTGGTTGAGAAATATAAGAAGTTCAAAAAGAATAACGGAGGCTAGGTGATGTTTGGTGAAAACGAAGTACGAGTCGCGACTCGTGAATATTTTGGTGGTGATGAATTAGCGACTAATGTTTTTATGACAAAATATTGTTTGCGCGACAAGAAGGGGAACTTTATGGAAAAGACCCCTGACGATATGCACAAGCGCCTCGCCAAAGAGTTCGCGAGAGTGGAAGACAAGTTCATTACTCGCAAATCAAACCATCTTACAGAGGAAGAGATCTATTCTCACCTTAAAGACTTCAAGTATATTGTACCCCAAGGCTCCCCCATGATGGGGATAGGAAATGATTATGTTAATGTATCTTTATCTAACTGTGTGGTTGTCGACAATCCACAGGATAGTGTTTCGTCCATTGTGGACGCTGGCAAAGACCTTGCTAACTTGTTTAAACGTCGGTGTGGGGTTGGCCTTGATATTTCTGATTTGCGCCCCGAGGGTGCTCCCGTTAACAACTCTGCTCGCACTACTACTGGGGCTTGGAGTTTTGCTGATTTCTATTCATATATTTGTCGTATGATTGGGCAGAATGGGAGGCGTGGGGCTCTCATGATTTCCATGGATATTCGCCATCCCGATATTGAGAAGTTTGTAAAGATGAAAAAGGACCTCACCAAAGTTACGGGAGCCAATATCTCTGTAAAGATAACGGACGACTTCATGAGGGCAGTCGAAAACGACGAGTCCTTTGCTTTGCAGTTTCCCGTTGAATCAGATACTCCCGAATATGTGAGTGATGTAGGGGCGCGTTATCTGTGGGGAGCTATCATTGATGCGGCCACACAGACGGCGGAACCCGGGCTGCTCATGTGGGACAATATTACGCGCAATTTACCAGCGCATGAATATAAGGATTTTAAAACAAAGACCACCAACCCGTGCGGCGAGATTCCTCTTTCCGCTTACGATTCCTGTAGGCTCATATCCCTGAATTTAAAGAGCCTCGTGAAAAATTCTTTTGAAAAAAATGCAGAGTTTGACTTTGGGAAGCTAAAAGAGGTGTCGGCGATTGGGATGCGTCTTTCGGATGACCTGGTTGAACTGGAGTTAGAAAAGCTACAAAACATACGCAAGTGTGCGGACACCGATGATGAAAAAAGTCTTTGGACTAAACTTTATGGTGCCGCATTCAACGGCCGTCGCACCGGTCTAGGCACTCATGGACTAGCAGATGCGTTGGCATCTTTGAATTTGGCCTACGATAGCACCGAAGCTCTTGTAATTGTTGAGCAAATCTATCGCACCTTACGGGACGCAGCCTACGAAGAGAGCGCCTACCTAGCCCAAGAGCGTGGCCACTTTCCGGCCTTTGACTGGAGCGTTGAGGAAAACAACGAGTTTATTCAACGGCTACCGACATCCCTCAAGGAGTTGATTGCCGAGCATGGGCGCCGTAACATTGCTATTCTTACAAATGCTCCCACAGGATCGGTTTCTATTATGTCTCAAACATCTTCGGGCGTGGAGCCGGTGTTTCGAAATAGTTATATCCGGCGCCGGAAATTATCACATGATGAACAGGAGTCGGAGGCTGACTATGTTGATGAGATGGGTGATCGGTGGTTAGAATACACGGTTCACCACCACAATGTTCAGGCGTGGCTCGACCGGCATCCCTTGGAAGAACCGGGGCCCCTACCTGCTTTCTTTGTAGAGTCCGACAGTATTGATTGGACCCGACGTGTTGCTTTACAATCTGTCATTCAGCAGAGTATCGATCACAGCATTAGTTCTACAATTAATCTGCCCGCTGGCACTCCTGCCACGGTGGTGGGAGAACTTTATATGGAAGGCTGGCGCCAAGGACTCAAGGGGATTACTGTGTATGTAGAGGGATCTCGTTCTGGCGTTCTTGTGGCAGACATAGAGGGCGCCCTTTTTCCTCAACACACGGCACCGAAGCGCCCCATTGAATTAGAGTGTAACATCCACCACACTACCATTCAGGGAGAGAAGTGGATTATTGTGGTTGGTCTTATGGACGAGAAGCCCTATGAGGTAATGGGGGGCTTGTCCACTCTTATTGAAATCCCGCGCGATAAAGCAGAGGGTATTCTGGTGAAGAATTCTCGAAAGACAATGAATTCTATTTACGATCTTAAGGTTGGCAAGAATGGCGATATGGTCATAATCAAAGACTTGGTTAAGGTTTTCGACAACCCCAATCACTCCGCCTTTACGCGCATGATCTCACTTGGAATGCGCCATGGCGCTAATATTCAATATGTGGTGGAACAACTACAGAAGGATCGCGACAGTGATATGTTTAGCTTCGCTAAATGTATTGCTCGGATCTTGAAGAATTATATTCCGGACGGCCAAGAGGCTACGGAACATACCTGTGGGGAATGCGGTACCAACGGGCTGATATATGTTGAAGGCTGTGTGACTTGTAGGAACTGCGGCTTTGCAAAGTGTGGATAGAAAGGAAAACAAATGAATCTTGCACCAGTTAATAACTACCTCTCGGTACGAACCGT